ATTTAGAAGTTATATACTACATCAGGCTTTTGGACCTTTAGTCTCAGATGTAAGACGTATTTCACTTGCATTCAGATTCATAGATCATTCAGAGTCATTACCATTTAATACATATTATAATTTACCTCACTACGATCGCGTGAATCATATCAAAGAGGAACATCAACGATTGTGGAAACCAGTCGTACAAAAAAATAATATTTCGATTGCCGACACCACATTAGAAGATCGTCTTCGTGAAGACATGCTACTTAAAATTCATGGTGGATTCTCCTTCGGGGCACGAGTACCATGTGCAGTTAAACTTCTTTGTCAATCCCCTAAAAAACCAATATATGAGAAATTAATACCAATTCATCCAGAATTTGACCCAGAATTTGAATAGTTAAGGAAAAAAACACATATGAAAATATGCAAAAACTCGACGACGATGGATCTTGGAATTGCCCAACGAGAGCGACCCGCCTCATTTCACATGGAGAAACTCGACAAATGTGGTCTGGACACGTTTTGAAAGATATAAATATTTTTGATAATTTTTTAAGTGATGATCTGTTACAAGATACTTTGAAGTTCTTCACGAAAAGAAAAAGGAACCACGGCAATTGGGAGTATACAGGGTTTTCTCTTGATCCGAATGCTGCCATATTTTGGAATATGGATCTTCAACATTTTACCTTATTTACTGACACAATTTTAAAACATATAGAATCAAAAACAGGTAAACGTTTTGAATTATTAGACGTATACGCAAATGGTCAAACATTGGGTCAAGATGGAACTTGGCACCCGGATAATCATATACCAGGCATGTATACATTTTTATTATATATGACTTATTTACCGGAGATTGTAGATTCAACAAATTATAAAACGTTTGGTGGGTGTACAAAATTTAAGCTGAATCGAATGATTACAGATGTTGAACCATTTACAAATAGAGGTGTATTATTCAAATCTGAAGTTAGACATGCAGGACTAGCACCTCAACCAGCTAACACACTTCGTGTTTCTATAGCTTATAAGTTAAAGGAAATTACATAGAAATGTATATGAAGGTCTTGGCGATAGACATTGGGTTTCATAATATGGGGTTAGTGTTTGCTGAGTTTGAAGATGGTCCAAAAATTGATGTAAAGCAGATGAAAAAGGTGAGTTTGGAGGACTATAAATACATACGTACAAATGACTTTGTTGATCTGGTCCCTTTATTTGTTGAAGAACATCGAAGATTATTTGACATGGCTGATAGAATACTTATAGAGAGACAACCACCCGGAGGATTCACAAATATTGAGATTCTATTAAATTACATGTTCAGAGATAAGGTTGAATTGATTTCACCTGTGAGCATGCATATGCATTTTGGTATGAGACACTTGGATTATGAAGAACGAAAAGAGAGAACCGTACTATTAGCCGAAAAATATCTAGATGACGAGATTCCATATGAAAGAAAACATGATATAGCGGATGCTTTCTGTATGATTGTATATTTTAACTTTAAAGTTACAACTCATATATTTGATCGGTTTAGATATATTAAAGGTAAAAATATATAAAAATAATATGAGTAGACAGGGCGTGCAGCGCCACGCGGACGAAGATGATTATATAAACAGACGTTCTAATAATATATATGTGTTGAGTAATGTTTTTTCAGAAGATATATGTACTAAGATAGTCGATACTATAAATGAAGATCCAGGTGAAAAATTGATACGCCGAGGTGGACAAAATGTACACGCGTACCAAAAACAATTAGTTAAGAATCATCCATTCGCTGAACTTATATTTTCAAAATTAAACGAACTTACTAGGTTTCTTGGTAAAAGATATTTTATGACTTTTTCTAAAACTCCTGTACAAGAACCTGTGTGTCTAAGAAAAATTTATGATGCAACGAAATTACATGAAGATGGACTCAAGGCGGGGGATAACGAACCAGAATCACGAACTCTTGCTGTAATAATAGCATTAAACAGTGACTATGACGGCGGAGAAATTGTATTTCCATGTCAAAATTTTAAAACAAAATTAGAGCAAGGTGATGCTATTGTTTTTCCTCCTTTTTGGACACATCCACATTATACCGAAAGTCTAAATAATAACACTTTTAGATACACGATTACTACATGGCTTCACAAATAATATCCTTAAGTATAGTATATGCCAACAGCTAAACAACTCCAGAACGCAAAGATGAAATTAAAAAAGACTCCTAAATCCAATGGTAACAAACCTGTTATACCTACAGCAGCTCTTCTTCGTTTAATTGCTGCCGACCCCAGGATTCAAAGGAATCGTAATTTTATGAAACAAGTTCAAGAACTCGTCAAGAAGAAGTAGTTTTACCTTTGAGTGTTACTTTTAGTTCATCAAAGAATGTATCGAAAACACCCAATCTATACTGAACAAATGCCCAAAGTGCGAAAAACATAGTCTTCGTCATCTTATTTACATCATTCTCCTCCATTTTGTAAATTGGACCCACTAGCCTACCCATAAAAGTTTCATCTTTCGATTTACCAGTCATTGCAATCTCCGCTTGGGTTAATGCACATGTATCGTCGTTCACTGACCAATGATAAAAAATGAATGGTATAACCATCGAGTAAAACTCTAGATTTCTACGATTATTCGTGAAAGGTACAATCAAAATCATAAGTAAAAAAATAACATGTAACACAAAAATTATATTCATTTACTATATACAATGGCAAAAGAAAAAATTGTATGGAATGATCAGCACGAAATTATATTACGACAATGGGGTGAGGCTTGCGCGTGTTATAGGTTTATGCATCATAGATCATATTTACTCTATAAAGACCTGAGTATGAAATTTACCTTACCCGTCATTGTACTTTCAACTATTACAGGAACAGCTAACTTTGCACAATCTACACTCCCCCTTAGTATTCAACCCGCTGCACCATCTGTGATAGGTGGTTTGAATTTAATTGCAGGTCTGATTGCGACTATCATGCAATTCTTAAAAATTAATGAATTAATGGAGAATCATCGAACTGCGGCGTTAGCTCATGGTCTATTATCTAGAAATATTCGACTCATGTTAGCGATATCACGTGATGAACGTAAGAAGGATGGTTTGAAATTTGTTGAAGACTGCAAGACTGAATACGACAGACTCCTCGAACAATCTCCATCAATTCCTAAACAAATAATGAAAGATTTTGATAAAGAATACCCACTTGATAATATTTTTACAAAACCTGAAATTCTTAATGTGCGTTCAATTCCAATTCTCAAACTTCCCAAGACTATTGAGCCAATTGAAGCTATAACTAAAAATACACCTCTCGAGCGTGTAGGTAAATTTCTTTCTAAATCGAAAACACCACCACCAAGTGAAGTTAGTGAAGAATCTAATATAGATGAAGTTGAGGAGTTAGAGGAAGAAGAGACAGACGTCGAGCAAGGTACACCAAAAGAATAAACATGACAATATTGGTAAGAACTCCACACGCAACGTATGGTAAAATTTTCCTTTTTAAAGGTTCTACGATACGTTTATGTAGTGCGTCATTTTCAAGCACTAAATCTATGGCCTGATTAGTAAGATCATCAATGGACTCTTTCATTAAAGTAATCGAGCAAAAAAAAGAAGAGATAAATACCGTGACAACAATTCACACAAAACAGATCAAACTCATTCGCAAGTACCTAGATGAAAGAAAGAATGTATTCATATGTGGGGGGTATGGTGTTGGGAAATCGTATATTCTCGAAGAAGTGTTGAAAGGTTTAAGTCATGTTGAACTACGAACCGATCATCTGAAAAGTAAATCACCATTTCTGGCATTTATTAAACCTTCTACAAAACATGTGTTTATTGAAGACTATGATCCAGTGTTTAAACCTATCATAGAACAAGTTTCGGATGGCAATCCTCTAACTCGTGGTTCATTGTTGGTCACTTCTGTAAACATGTGTATGTATCCAAATTTCGAAACAGTGTTTATCCCTAGACATAAACCAGATACATTACTCACACTTACAGAAGATAAGGGTCCCAAGGCTGAGAATGCGGCGTATAGATGTAATGGTAATATTCGAAACTTTTTCACTTATCTTGAAGGGTATGATGAAATGGATATTTTCAAAACACCTAAAGAATTTATTGCTGAAGTACTGTCAGATCCTAATCCTATACCTATTCATGATAGTATACACGAACATGGACACATGTGGGACATCTTCCAAGAAAATTACATTAATTCGAACGGTGTAGATGTTTTAAAAATTACAGAATCATTTTCTACAGCTGATTACTACGACAATCATATATACAAATATGGTAATTGGAGTCTCATGCCTTATTTTGTGTTACACGCCCTCACGATACCAAAGAAGTGTTTAGGTGAACCACTCGTGAAGGATAAAATTAGACCTGGGAGTTGTTGGACTAAACTTGGTAATTACAAAATGAGAAAGGGTAAATTTGAAGAAATTAAGAAAAAATCGAGAATGGGATTGGGGGTTGAAGAATTATGTCTTTTGAAGAAATATGCGGAGAAAGGAGACCTAAGTAAGTTGGTAGAATATGGAATCACACCTCAAGACTTCGACGTCATTAATCATTTGGCTGTTGGAAGTGGCTTAAAATCAAGAGAAGTAACAAAAGTAAAGAAAGCTCTAAAGAATGTCTACGAAGGATGAAGAACCTGAATCCGAAGAATATGTTAAGGTTATTGGGAACGAAATTCTCTTCTATGCTGATGTCGACCGCGAAAATGCCCTTGATTTCGTTGAAAAATTTAAAAAGCTGGAGATCGAACTTCTTAAAAAGAAAGCTGAACTCTTTGGGTACGAACCCCTAATTAGGGTTCATATCATGAGTGAAGGTGGAGACATCTTTGCTGGTATGACGATGATGAACACTCTCGAATCCTCCCGTGTAAAGATTGTTACCATCGCCCAGGGATCTTGTTGCAGTGCCGCGACGTTCATGTTGCTTGGAGGTTCTGAGAGACTTATGGGGAAAAATGCATACGTCCTCATTCACCAAATCTCTACAGAATTATGGGGTAATTTTCAGGAACTTAAACATGAGCTCAAATCAACGGATAAGTTTATGAAAAATTTGAAGAAGATGTATCTCGAAAAGACCAAGATTCCTGAGAAAAAGCTGAATAAGCTTATGAAAAAAGACATCTACTTGTCTCCAAAAGACTGCCTCAAGTATGGAATCGTCCACGCTCTTGAGTAAGTGTAACCGAGCGTCGATATAGAGCTAGTACACATAGAATTATAAATATTATACAAAACGTGTTTAAATTTAAAGGCAACGTTGTGCTTTCTGGAGGCCTAAGTCGTTCCATTCTAGCGTAATTAACAACTGGTAATCCAGACATCTATTTAAAGTTGAGAAATTAATTACTCCTATAATGGAACGCCTTATCAAACAAGACAAACACAACCGCGACCGCTACATTGACATCAAAGTTGAGGACTTGAAGGATGGAACTGCGGATATTGTGAAGATCTCTGGTATCGTGGGGAGTGACAAGTTCTCTGAGTCACGAACCAACGTCAAGTTTGGGTATGAAAAGGCTTTGGTTCGAGCACAAACCATGTGGAACAATGAGCATACCAAGTGTACACAAGTGTTGCCTATGCTCGCTAACAAGTGGGAGGATCGCCAGAAATACATATCTGAGCCGTTCTACGTTCAACCCAAACTTGATGGTGTTCGCCTACTTGTCTCCAAAGATGGTGGCATCTCAAGAACTGGAAAGATCATCCCCGGAACTGAGATTCTTGGTAAGGGTCTTGAGCCAGGTCAATACGTTGATGGTGAAGCCTTTGACCCCAACCTCAATTTTGAGGAACTTACGAGTACTTTCAAGACTGACCCTCTGAAGCTCAAGTTCCACGTGTTCGATTTCTTTGATCTCAAAGCTGAAGCCCTTGCCAGGGATAAGATGACCTTCGAGCAACGCTGGGAGTATGTCAAGGATTCTATCTACAATCCTCATTACGAATTTGTCAAAACGACACTCGTAAAATCCAAGAAGGATCTTCCTCTCATGCATCAGAAGCATGTTGAAGAAGGACATGAAGG